CAACATTTTCAACTTTTACACAGTTTGGATATTTTTTACCAAACATAGTTTTCATACCTTTTTTCTTATATCCAGTCCAACATGCCTCATCAACACTCATTGGACACTCATCCATTCCGTGTACTGGGCAATCCTTTCCTTTTTTTGTTTTACTGCAAGACTCTTCTACTGGTTTTCCAATACCAACCTCAGTTGGTTTGATTTTTTGTCCAGGAACATCAAACCCTTTTGGTAGAGGTTTACATTCTTTATTTGTATTACACCAATACATTCCTTCACCACACTTTTCTTCACCAAGTATTTTTTCAACTAAAGATATTTCTACTTCTTCTGATTTATTACCCCAATTAGCAGCACCAACTTTACGACATTTTACAAGTGCTCCTGATGCATATGCTGAAGGCCAAACATCGTAACGAGATTTTACTTTAGTATAACAAGCATCTTTAGTGCCACTACCTTTACCTTTTTTATCTGCTTCTTCCGACATTTCATTACTATCCAAATAGTCTGCTGCCGTATCAATATAATCTGCTGCTTTGGTAATTTTAGATTGAACCCAGGCAGGTAATTGTGTGTCACCCTTTTTGATAATTTTTCTTAATTTTTTAACAGCACTATCAATTGTATCCATCTCGGTACTTGCCATATACCCTTCTTCGTCTTTTTCTCTACCATCAGCAATTTCTTTATGATTTTCTTTAAAAAATTCTTCTTTCATTTTCTTTGTGGGGGAATCGGTGGAAACATAAGTTGGTGATGCAGCACCTGATTTTGATTGTTGCCCTGGATCTTTTTCTCTTTTTCTTCTTACTGCAGATGCTACTTCACCTTTACTCATACTTGCTAATTTATCTCGTGAGAAACACTTGGGAGTTTTGGTTTCACCAGGCTCATTAGCACATGGAGATCCATCTGATTGTACCCAACCAGGTTTTCCATCTTTTGATTTAGACTTACCAAACCAATCACGAAGACCTTCTTCATTTACAACATCTTCATATGCCATACCTCTTTTGGTATGCTTAATTTCACCTTTTTGTTTTGCAATTAATTTTTTTGAAAGATTTCCAAAATCAACTCCAACTGGATTTTCATCTGGTGTTTTTTTCTTTGGATTGTCATAAACATCAACATCCCCATCAGCATCACGATCAACATATTGAACTGTTGCATGGTGAACCAACTGTTTCAAATCTAAATTAGGATCCAACTGATGTTGTTTTCCTTTTAGATGTGGAGTTTTATGAGAGAAGTTTGAAAATTTCATTCAACTGATTTGGATTTAGTTTCTTCACCTCTTGCTCTTTTTTTTCTCCCTGCGCAATGAGCACGTTGAGAAAATCCTTTTGGATTTGAGCAATCAATATCTTTTTTATATTTATTGGTCCACTCTTCTCTAAACTGTTTGAACGTCTTCATTTTTGTATTGCTGTTTAAGTATTTTAGAAAGTTCTGCTGTCGAACCAATAAAAAGTGCATTCGTCACATTTGTTGGCCCCTTTGGTTTTCCTTCATCAATATCCTTTAATTTCTTTTGAAGTTCCATTAGTTTATCAGTTGCATCTGCAACATTTTTAATAAGTTGCCCAGCAACTTCATATGCTCTTGGCATTTCACTTTCTTGAGCAAGTTCAAGAATACCATTAATTGCCTCTTGTCCTTTTTCAATTAAAGAATACAAATTCCCTCTAGTATATTCATAATCTTTTTTTATGTCATCAACTGAAGATGATATTTTTTCAATTTTTTCTTCATTTGTTTCAATTTGTTTTGATACTACTTCACCAGCAATATCAAATGCATCGTTTAAACTATCGAATTTTTTTGTCATTTTCTATTGTGTAGAACCATTAAATCCAAAATTATCACCATCTTCTATTAGTAAATTATCAGATTGTGTAATTGATTTAATTTCTTCTCCCCTTAAATGTGATGTAATTGTAGTACCATCTCTTCCTCTTTCCACAGTTAATACATTACCAATTTTAGATTTTACAAATAATTCTTCACCTTCAATTTCTAAATATGTTCCAACTGTAATTCCACTTGCATCTTCAACATTTACCAATATTTCTGATACTGAAAAGTCTTTTGCTACTGTCGTGAGAACAATACCTGTGTAATTTTTTATTGCTCTTGGTGTTGCAGTGTAAACAACTTCTCTTGTAGTATTATTAGTATCTGTACCTGTAAGATAACTGATTTTTGAGGATTTAATAATATCTTTACTTACACTAGAAACAGGTCCAAACAGATAAGTTTTTGCTGTAAATCTCAAAGTATATAATAAAACTCTTCTTGTAGAAAAATCACCTTCATAATCATCTTGCATAGTCACATTTTCTAAAATAATAGGTATATCTCTTTTTTCTTGAATAGAATCTACTAAAGAAACTGTTAAGTTATATGCTGGTTGAAAATAAGGTAAAATTTGTTCAACAATTTGTAATGCATCATCATTTAGTTTTGACATAATTGACAATTCAAATTGCATATTATATGGAACTGGCATATACATTTTTTTTGTTTCAATACCAGTATCTGGGTCTTTTGCAATAAATGTTTGAGTCGTAGTTAATTTTCTAGACGGATCATAAGTTAAACCAGTAAATTCAAAAGACATTCTAGGTAAAGTAATAGCCGTAGATTTATTCAAATCTGGTGACTGATTTAATCTTGCAAGAAACTTTTGTGTAGGTCCATATGCAAATGGAACTTTTATAACACTAACTACATCATCTGAAGAGTTTGTATGTTTAATAGAGATATTATTAAACAGAGTTCCAAAAGATATGATAGTTTTTCTTAAAATTTCGTTGTAAAAATATTCAAACATAATAAGTACCTATTATACTACTATTTAACCATTATAATTATTGCAAATATTATTTATGGGGTACCAAATGGATTCTTTTCACTAAAATCAATGATTGAATCTGCTTCTGTTTCAATTGAAGAATTATCTGCAAACCCATCATTATTTGGATTTAAATCAATATTTCTTAATTGATGAGATGCACTTGATGCTGTTCCAACAATATTTTCTCCAATTGTAAATGCACCAGAAACATTAGAAACTTCTAAAATATTTGATATAGAACTCCAAGTTCTTACTTTTGCAGTAGTTCCACTAGAAGAACCTGTTACTGTTTCATTAAATATGAAAGTTCCAGATGATGTCATTGGTGGATTTCCAATCGTAATGGTTGGAACAAGCACGTATCCATATCCAGAATCTGTGACGTATATTGCTGTAACAATTCCTGCAGAATTAACAGTTGATATTCCGGTTGCTGTTGAAATTCCTGGTATAATATTAATATAATTCTTTTCAGAAATATTATTTGATATTGTTACTGTTGGTGGAATTATATATCCACCACCACCAAATGTAACTGCGATACCTGTAACAATACCACATTGGTCTATTCCAAATTCAAATACGGAAGTTGCAATACCTACATTATTTCCGGCAGATGACATGAAAATAGTACCAACACCGATTTGAGATACATAAGAATCAGATACAAAATTATAAGATTCACTGTGACCTATAGCAAGTCTTACTCTATCACCAACAATAATATTTGTGGTATTAATACCAGTTATTGCTGTGCTTCCAATTGCAAGTGTTCCAGTTGTTGATATTGAATTAAATCGAATCGTTGTAATACCTAACGCTCTAAATGCCTCATTTGCACCAGATGGTGCCGCAATAGTCACAGTTGGTGTAGAAATATATCCATATCCACTATTGCCAATGCTAATGGATGTTATTGTTCCGGCAACAGAAACAGATGCCGTTGCGGTTGCCGTAGTTGCTGAAGTACTACCAGAGAAGGTAATTTGTGGAGCAACAGTGTATCCTGCTCCAATTGTTGCTCCGCTACTGACTGCCCATGGATCTGATACATTAAAGGAAACAGCAGTTACAATACCTGTGATTGGATGAATAGTTGCAATACCAATTGCAGTTATAATTGGAGTATTATTTCCATATACCCCACCAGTGCTAATGGCAACAATAGGAGAAACTCTATATGCCCTTCCTGTTGTAGTAAATGCAATTGATCCTGGACTAATTGAAGAACCGGCAATACCAATAGTAGCAGTAGCAGTGCTTGATCCTGGTGAAGATATTGTAACAGTTGGTGGTGATGTTGGGTTATAGAACTTACCTTCAGATGTAATACCAATACTTAAAACAGTTCCGCCAGTAGCATTATAATTGCCAAGAGTCGCAGTAGCTGTAGCAACATTTCCAGACCCTGTGGGCAAACTGAAAGTAACTGTTGGTGCTGTTTTATAGAAAACTCCTCCTGTTGTTCCTCCTGGAAATAAAAATTGTGAAGAACCTACACTTATAATAGCTCTAATAACACTTACACCAACTCCAATTGGAGAATTGATAACAGCAGTTGCCGCAGCCCCAACATGCTTTGGAGTTGAGAAAGTGACTGTTGGCGCACTAACATATCCAGATCCTCCTAAGATTATAGTTGTTATTCCAACACTACCAGTTGTTCCAATTCCAGCCACAGCAGCAGCGCCACTTCCACCACCACCAATAAATCTAATTCCTGGATTAACAGTATATCCTGCCCCAGCATTTGTCAATCTTACAGACTGAACAGATTTTAAACTTGGGTTTGTATTATCTGTACATACAACAATTCCATCAATCATTTCTGCGATAGCAGTACCGGTTATTCCTCCACTTGGTGCAGAAGATATTCCTATAATAGGAATTCCACTATATCCACCACCTCTATTTGTAACTCTAATAGTTCTGATCGCACCATTTACAATATTTGTTATTGCAGTCGCAGTTATTCCAACTCCAACTAAAGTAAGAGTTTGAGTTTGCCCTAAAACAGTATTAATTCCATCTTCTGAAATCCCACCATCTTCACCAATTAAAATATTATCAATTTCATCAATATTAGTATCAATAATTTCATCCTCATATCTAAACAATTCACATTTTAATAAGTATACATAATTTTTTTGAAGTTGATAAAAAGGTTTTTCGTGCTCTACAAATTTGATTTCAAATAATCTATCACCTAAAGGAAAATATATTAAATCACCTTCTTTTGGCCTTGTTGATAATTTTATGTTTGATTTATTTTTGATTAGAGGTGTAATGTAAGTCTCAAACCTTTCTTGTGATATGATTAAATTTATTTCCTGTGATGATTGAATTCCAAATTTTGATAATATAGTTGTGTTCCCCTCGTATCCCTCATAATTTTCAATATATGCTTCTAATGGATATGCGTCAACAAATTGCGATTCAATTACTTCTCTTATAATAGTTTTTTCTGTGACATATCTTCTTGGTAAGTAGTAAACTTCAACACCATACATTCTCAACTGTTCATTAATTAAATCTTGAACAAGATTTTGTTCACTATTTGACCCCTGAAGAAAAAATGGATTTAACATTATCCTATCATATCAAAAGGAGGAAGTTCATAAGTATTTGACATTTTTTCCATTAATGCATCAATTTCTTTTTGACCATCATCATATATTTGTCTTCCATTTAGTTCTATTCCACCAGGGAGTTTTACTCCTTGAAATTTAATTAAATTTTGACCCCATTGACGTTTGATTAATGATGTTAAGTATGGTTTTAAAAAGGAATCATTATAAATTCTTGCATAATCATTTGGGTCTAAAGTTGAATAGCAATCAATAATAATGTAAGTTCCTACAGAAATACTACTCCAATCAATATCTAAATATAATCTATCTTGTCTTTTATTAAATCTTATTTGTTTTTGAGTGTTCAATAAAAAATCTAAATCTTCCAAAT